ACAATGGTGTCCGCGAGCTGCGAGGATTCCTTCGCCACCGACACGAGTGCCGGAGAGAGCATCACGCCGAGCGGCTGCCCGACACCCGAACCACGGATGAAGGCGATGTCCTCGAACCATGCAATCGCCGCCGGCACGAGTTGGTTGATCAGCGCCTCGAAGGAGATGATCGAGTCCTGCAGCAGTTCGTTCGGCACCTCGCAGTACGCGGTGAGCTTGGAAGCGTCCAGCACCACGCGCCCGAAGGTCGCTTCCGACTCCTGCAGCGATCCGCCCTCTTCCGTCCAGTACCCGGCGATGCCGCCGAACACGGTGGAGGCGTTCGACGTCGAGTCAATCGTCGGGAACGGCACCCGCGCCGAGTCCATCGGAATGACCCGCGCCCGCGAGCGGACGATGGCCGACTCGAGCGCCACGCGCAGCAACTCCGCCCGCAGACTCTCCGGCACTAGGAAGCCACCCGTCGCGGCGTCAAGGCTGGAGTAGTCGTTGCGGATGCGGCGCCAGCGATCCTGCCCCGAGTAGTTGGAGTGCCACGTCGAGGACAGGAAGTCCGCCATGCTGGAGAACTCGCTGTCATACGTCTTCGTGCCGTCCGTCGAGCGGCCTGCGCCGAGCGCGTGCTGGTTGTAGAACCGGCTCTTCGGCTGCTCGAGTTCGGTGATGTTCACCGTGACGTCGGGCCGGTTGACGTCGACGCCCCATTCCTTGAGTGCGTCGTGCAGCCCTTCCTTCAGGCCGTTCTGGATCTCGGACTTGATGTCCGGTCGGGCCTTGTTGATGGCACGGTTGTAGTTCTGGAGGAACTCCATCCGCGTCTCGGCATTGGCGAAGATCGCCTGCGCCCGCTTCTCATCGGCAAGGATCTCGGCCAGCTCTTCGCTGGACTCGGGAACCACCTTCTCTGCTGCGACCATACTGCTCCTCCTACGCGACGAGTTCCGCCGCCTCCTCTTGCATGTCAGCCAGGAACCGGGACCAATCGATGGCCTTCGGCTCTTGCTCCTGTGTGTTGTGGACGGCCTGCTGGCCTTCCATGCGGTCGGCGAGGCCCAGCGCCACGCTCTCCGAATCCGAGAGCCACGTCTCGGCCCGCATCCGCTGCCGCCACTCTTCGGTCGTGCCGCCCGCCTTCTCCGCGTAGATGCCGGCAATGTTGTCGGACACCTTGTCCAGCACGTCGGCCATCTGGTGCATGTCCTCGGCGTTCCCCATCACGAGTCCGCTTGCCTCGTGAATCATGAGTTGGCTGTGCGGACTCATCACCACGTCATCCGCCGCCATCAGCAGGAAGCTCGCCGCCGACGCAGCGATGCCATCGACGTAGGCCGTGACGGAGGCGGGGTGCCGGGAAATGGCGTTGTAGATCGCGATCCCGTCGTAGACGTCGCCGCCTGGGGAGTTCACCCGGAGCGTGATCGCGCCTGCCTTGATCGCCGAGAAGTCCTTGATGAAGTCCGCCGCCGTGACGCCCCAAAATCCGATCTCGTCATAGATGCAGACTTCGGCTTCGGCCTGCGACTTGTTCTCGATGGAGTACCAGCCGCGTCCGGTGTTCTCGGGCTGCTTGTTGGCGTTGAGGAAGGCGACGAGTTGGTTTACCGCCGAGACTGGGTTCAGGCTTGAGAACTTGGGTAGTGCCATGTGGTTCCTCGCGGGCAACGAAAAAGCGCCCACTCGGGGCGCTTGGCCCGCGAATGGACGCCTCTGGCTCGCGTGGAACGCGCAGCGTCAAACTTATTTGCTGGCGCGAGATTACGTTAGCACGACAACTTTGTCAAGCGGACGAAACGCCACGTTGCACTTCCAGCAGTACAACTCGGGGTTCCCTTCGACGTCCACCGCGATCTTCTTCCCGCAGATGTGCCGCACTTCGGCAAAGTTCGTCGTCGGTGCCGCCAACTGCTTCGGCGCGGGCATCTCCGGCGGTTCTCCGAGGATGTCCACTTCCGTGGGTACGAAGTTGGAGGCGACGAAGAAGATGCCCTCCGTGGGATCGGGGTTTAGCCCGATGGCCTCTCGCGCTTCCTGCCAGGACTCGATCCCCGCCGCGAGGTTGTCGCGGTGTCGCTTGTGCAACTGATCCACGTCCTCCTGCAGCGCCTTGATGTCCGACAGGTCGAACGCCACCTCATCGATGCCGCCGAAGTCAGGCACCAGCTTGCGTGTGACCTCACCGGCCAGCGTGGAGAGCAGCGGCGACATCGTGAGATCCCAGAACACTTGCCAGTCCTGTCGCTTGTTCGCGTAGCTCGAGGACTCCATGCCGATGGGGATGCCCAGGATCGACGCCGGGATGCCGAACACCATCGCGATCGCCGCGTCCACCGTATCGGTGAGTTCCTTCGGCAGCGCATCACGAAGCCCGCGATTGAGGCCCATCTGCGTATACGTGGACTCGGCTTGGTCGAGAACCATCAGTTCGCCAGGAACCTGCCCGAACCGCGAGCGGTATCGCTCTCGGATCTCGTCCTTCGACTCCTGCGACACCCGCTGCTTCACCGAGAGGATCGCTCCCGGTCCCGTCCCGCCGCCACGCTCGAAGAAGTTCCGCAGAAACTGCTTCATGCTCTGGTCGATGGCGATGTCGTCGGCAAGAGACAGCAGCGTCGGCTGGCCGTAGTAGTCGTCCAGCGGGTTGCGCGTCTTGAATTGCAGGACATCTTCCGGCGGATACAGCACCTTCGCGGTGCCGGTGTTGTACTCGTATGCCTCGATGAACCCGTTGCCGGGGATGATCTTCACCCGGTCAGGTCGCAGGCGCCACAGTTCGGCAGGCTTGCCCCGCAGCGGCCCCGACTGGAACCGCGCGACGAGGTAGTAGGAGTTGCCGGCGATGGCGCGATCGAGGATGACGTTGCCCCAGAACTCGTCATGGCTCATCCACGGGTTCGGCTTCTCCAGCAGTCGCAGCAACGGGTGGTCGGTCACGTCACGGTAGTACCCGTTCTCGATCGCCGATCGCTGGACGATCTTGTGCGAGTCTCCCGCCTTCGCCACGCGCAACTGATTCCGTACCTGCGGCGAGTTGCGCTGCCATCTCCGCCCGACCATCATCGGCTCGCCCACCGACGTCGCCAGCATCTCGACGCAGGCGAACACCGTGGCATTGATCTGGTAGGCCCGTGAGTACCCCAGGTACTGCCCCTGCGGATTCCCCGTCCATTGATTCCACTTGGGCAATGGCGGGCCAGCGTTTCGCGGCCTGAACAGTTTCATCTACAGCCCCCCCGTAACCTCAAAGAGCCGGTACGCGATGCCAGCCAGCACAGCGAATACCATCATGCCCACGCCGATCAAGATCAGCACAACGACACCCAGCATCACGTCCTCATGGTCGAACGGGAACCGACTAAGCAAAGTACACCCCTACTTCCACTTCGTCTTCCTGCACGATCGCCCGACCACACGCCATCGCCAGCGCCACTGGCCCGTCGATCTTCTCCCGCGACAGCTTCTTGCTCATCTTCAGGTTGCCGGCGGCGTCCTGCTCGACGGCAATGTTGGAGAACATCCACTTCAGCACCGGGTTCTGCCCGAAAGAGATCCCCCGCTCCAGGATCCTGCGCTCGATCTCCTTCACGGGCGCTGTCATCGACGCGAACCCCTGCCCGAAGTCAGCCACCTCGAAGCCGTCACCGGCAAGTTGCGTCTGTAACTGCGTCGAGTTCCAGCGGTCCACGGCGATCTCTTTGATTTCGTACAGCAGCCCCAGCTCGCCGATGTCGAGGCGGATGACGTCGTAGTCCACGACGTTGCCCTCGGTGGCCTTGATGTACCCCTCGCGCACCCAGACGTCGTAGGGCACGCGATCATCCCGGCTGCGTTTGTAAATGTTGTCTTCCGGCACCCAGTACATCGACAGGATCTTCACCGGCTCGCCCTCCTCCTCGGGAGGGAACCACAACTCGAGCGCGGAGATGTCCTTCACGGTGGAGAGGTCCAACCCTGCGTAGCACGGACGGCCCCGCAGATCGTCGGGGTCGATGGGATGGTCGCAGGCGTCATACGTCGCCATGTCGATCCAGCGATCCGCCTGCTGGGTCCAGACGTCCATGTGCAGCCGCAAGAGCGCGTTCTGCTCGCCAGGAACCTGCTTCGCCTTGTTGACCGCCTCGGCGATCTTGTCTTCCTTCACCGACACGCCGAGATTGGGGTTTGCCTTGATCCACACCGCCGGATCGCC